CTCACTAATCCCTCAACCGTGTGCAGGTCATGTTTTAGGACAGTCCAGCATCTTCTTGACACAGTATTGATCTGCAGTCAAGACACAAGCCATCCTTGGGCTTTGGAACTTCATTAACTAGGAACTCGTCAGGACAATTACGACAGCCCCAATATGTTCCCCAATTAACTGTCATCAATACTGTTTTACCAGCATCATCAGTTCCAATAGGAGCGTTGATCATATATGCGTCATGATCCTGCTCATCCCATGGTTTATTGAGCTTCATGTTCACCTCCTTTGTTGTTTGTTCTCGTTTGGAGATGTAACATAACATAAAATTTTGCCCTGAGCATCTAGAACGCTCTTAAGGATATTTGCCATCTACCCTTGGCTATCAATACCAGCTGTAATCAAATCGTACACTTTGATTGATGTATCTCAAGCCCCACATAGTTATCTGTTCGAATGAACTGGATAGTAATATTATACCTGGTTGGGCTTAGCATAATACTAGTTATACAGTACTCAAGACTCCATATCTATTAATAAGTGCGCTTGAGCTCACACTTAGATTAAAAGTTTCCTCTTGCACCTCACGCCATCATGGTCTAAACCCATAAATGGTACGGATATCTCTTTCACTGCCCCACAGCTATTCTATTGCAGAAGCTTACTACAATAAAATACCAGTCGTACCGATAAAGATGACGACTATCGCCATGGTCTTACTCCAATATTCTCACGCCTTCAGATGCTGGTAGCAATCCTAACGATTCTGAAGAACTAGGATATGAGGAAGTTAAGGACTAAAGAGGAATTATTCATAAACTCACGTTAATGCCCAAGTCCCTAAAAAAAATAGTCCGAAGACTATTCTTTCTTGACCAGCGAGGCACAGGTCTGTCTTTCGACATCTCTCTAATGCATTGTCTAAGCATTACCACAATGTTTCGACTAGGTGGACAAAGACCTGCCTTATCTGTGGTTCCTGTTCAAAGTACAGGCACTCGGTGTTGATTTAATATACTTTATGGACACCAATCCACTGGTATACTAAACCAATGTGTATTGTGTATGCACCACTGCAGCAGTACTAACAATAAACATCAAAGACTCACTAAAAAAAAATGGGGGGCTTCGGGATTTCTCCCCCGGGTGCCCCCCGACCACTGTTTCTTTTAGGTACGCTTATTTGACTTAGGACGCCCTCTGGGCTTCGGCTTAATTAACCTTGCCGTTACCTTTCCGGTCTCCTTGGCAATCAAAGCCACACTCTCCGGCGATAGTGATATCACCTGAGGTTTAGACTCTAACGTATTACCAGCTCCATCATCTGCATGAATCACAGTGAGATTTGATGCTGGTATGCCAGTCTCAGCCGATGCTATTGCATTAACCATCTCGGTATTACCTGCTTCGATAGCATTACTAATTTGAAGATTAGTATTCATCCGATTGAATGCATTACCTACCTTCTGGGCTGATTGCCCAGGGTTGTATGGGTTCCTTAAGTTTGTTACCTTAAGGCCTATGTTCGTAGCAACGACTACTCCGTCATAAGCGCGCTCTAACCATTTGCTCATATGAACTCCTTGTTAGTTAACGTTAACAGAACATCAAAAAATCAAAAACAACGTAAATCGAAAATCCGAAATCCTATTTCAAAGGGATACCCACCCGTAAAAGGTTGTATATCAAAATCATATAATTTTTTCTCTAAAAGAACTTGGGCAATTAATAGTTTGATACAATTTTGTTTTAGACTTACCTTATAGGGTGGTAGGGAGTGGAAATATAACTGAGAGGATATAAAAAATGAATCCAGATTATAAAAATGAATCACGAAAAAGTAATACCGAGACTGATACTTGCATGGTTGGTGGGGACGTTCATTATAATGCCGATACGACATGTTTCACCGTTGGCTTTTTATACGATATGTGCGATACTTCTATGGGTGGCGATATACAAGTTGTCTATGTCTGATGAATCGAAGCGATAACGGACATGAAACCGCTAGATCAATGAAGACTGCAATCATTGATGATAATGCTGTTATATCTTTAAACATTAAGTGGCTTGCTCAGGTATGTGTATTGATTGCGGCAACTGTATATGGATATTTACAGGTTGAATGGCGAATACAAGAGCTTGAACGTAGTATGTCTAGTGCAAGTGATGAAATACAGGAGTTGGTATCAAAACATATTGAAGCTGAAGATGAAAGAATGGTAATTATGGAAGAACAATTGAAATGGTACCAAAAGGAATTTAACATGAATCCGCTGAGTTGGCGTAAAAAGAAGAAGTAGATATGGATATAAAGTTAGGTAAGCTAGTGTCGAATACGACAATAATAAAAGATGGAGTTGATTTAAAAGGAAGATTTATTGATGTTTTCGAGAATCATCCTCTTACATATGCTTGGTCAGATGGTGTAAAGAGAATGATGTCAATTAAGTTGTATGATGAAGTGATGAAGGATGCTTCAAAATGAGTAAGCTTGTATCAGGTTTAATATTAAGTGGATTGTTTATTTTCTATACTTTGTCGTGTGGAGATAATTTTATGACAGTAGAACACAATATAATTGATGCAGAAAATAAGGTACCAATATATTTTTATGCAGATGCAGAACAGGCTGAGAATACTAACTCATGGAGACCTGTATTTACTTATTATATTTACTTAATGGAAGAAGGTGAGTATGATGCTTATTTCCATGCTTATTGTATGGATGGAGATTCGGTTATATGGTCAGGTATACAGCCAATTACAATAGAAGGTCGTAAGAAAATATGGGGTGAATATGTTAGCGATGTAAATTTTTCACCACAGAATATAGCTAACGTAACTCCTATGGCTTATGTAAGTGTTGAGTATGAATAAAATATGGTTTATGTTCCACCATGGCTGATGAAATAAAAGAATTATCTGGATTACCAAGAGAACAACAGGAATTTGTACTAGAAAATTTGTCACATGATTATAGTCCAATTGAGATAGATGGTCATATGTACATGATTCCGCAAGAGGTGAATGATTTAATTGATAGTTTAGTAAGTCAAGTCAATGAATTAAGGTTTGGAAGAGAAGTCCATTAAAGATAAGACCCATTATGTTTATGATGGGTTGGAAGAGTTTCTAGAGTACAACCCCGGTACAAATGTAGTATTTGACTGGCGGAAAGCCAATGAAGGGGACTGGGTATTGAGCGATGATGATAGAATTATCCAACTCTTAAAGGTTAGTAAAGATGTTAAACACCCCGGTGATAGAAAGAATTATAAGTATGCCAACGGATGGGTAAGGACTGTTGTCGGGAGTTTTCTTAATAGGCCAAATGTTAAGATGGATACAGACTTCAGTTCCCACCCAAATAGATATACATTTAGTAAGAAGATAAAAAATACCAATAAAAGAGTAGTCGAAAGAAAGAAAGTAACCAAGAAAGAGAGAGAATTTGCCACCAATATAGTTGTTGGTATGGGAGCAGTAGAAGCATATAAGAACGCATATACAGAATTATCTGATAATAAGGCTAGGAAAAAAGCAACAATACTACTAAAACAGGAGAGAGTAATGAAAGAAATAGAGAAATCAGTTCTAGATGTAGCAAAGGGCCTTGGTATAGACCATGAATACATACTAGGTAAATTAAAAGGATTGGCTGATTATAGTGAAGATGATAACATTATATTACAGTCAACTAAAGAATTAGGTAAGATAGTAGGAACCTCTGGTGCCACCATAAAACAAAGAGAGGTGGGTTTACTTGGTGTTTTCCAAGGATTTTCACCAGATGAACTAGAGGGAGCTTCTCGAGATCAGAAACAAATATCAGATGGGGAGTCAAAATAATGGTTTGTCCATATTGTACCAGCATGTATGTTAAAAAGGATGGTAAAAAGTTTAATAAGAGTAAAACGAATCAGAAGTTTAAATGTAATTCTTGTTCAAAAAACTTTTCAGTCCCATTTGAAACGTCACTTCCAGATGAATTTCCATCAATAAAACCAGGCGAAATACTTAGCATAAAGTCAAAAGAAAAACTTCGTATTCACTGTTTAACTGATATTCATGTTGGTGCTGTTGAATTTGACTTGAAGAAGTTCAAGGAAGCTGTTAGAATAATAAAAAGAGATAGAAACGCAAGATGGTTCGGCAATGGAGATTTACTTGAACTAATACCACCGGGATATAAGGCAATCAATCAAAGAGGTCAGAACATTCCACCAGACGAACAGTATCTTGCATTTTTAAAACTTGTTGAACCAATAAAGGATAAATGTCTATTTATACGAGGTGGCAACCATGATTTTCTTAGAAGTTATACGATATTGGACTTTGATGTATGTAAAACTCTAGCTGCTGAAATGAATGTTCCATATTTTCAGTATCCCGGTTATACATCTGTGGATATTGCAGGTTCTGTATGGAATATTGTATCTGGGCATGGTAAAAGTGGGGCAAAGAACGGTGATCTTGAGTTGGATAAGCTATCATCAGTATATTCAGATGGTGATGTGTTCATATTGGGACATAATCATCAGTTATATGCTAAACCAGTTGACTCAATAAAGATAGTAGATGGTGAAGAATCTCTTAGGAGAAGGTGGTATGTCAGGGGCGGTTCATTCCTGCGATATGCTAATTATGCTCGTTATTCTATGTATCCTATCATAAGAACTGGTTGGGTAACAACTGAATTAACTAAAGATGGAATCAAATGTTGGGAGAATTAAATGAACGAAAGTGACTGGAGAGACCCAACGGTACCAAGTAAAATAGAATTACCACTGGATATTGCAATATCTGATCTAAAGAAATATAAGAGGTCGTTACCATATAATTTGTATTCACTATCTTCTAAGCAAGTAACTTACTTAAAAAGAATGATGGCTATCATAGAGGGACTAGAAGTACCTGATAGGATGACGGAAGATTGAATATAAACAGTCAGAATGTAGATAAAGCTGAAGACGCTTTAAGGCTTGCCAGTAAAGACCTGATTGCATTTGGTAAGTTGTTTTTGGCTGATGACTTCATGCGTAGTGATACTCCATTCTTTCATTACGAGATTGCTGATGTAATTGATGATAAAGAAACAAAACAGGTTGCAATCATTATACCTCGTGGACATGGAAAAACAGTATTAACGAAGGCATCAATACTAAAAGATTTCCTTTTTTGTCCTAAAGAAGACTTTTTATTCTACGCATGGGTATCTGCCACACAGAAACTTAGTGTAGGAAATATGGATTATATAAAGCATCACTTGGATTATAATGATAAAATAAAGTATTATTTTGGAAGTACGAGAGGAAATAAGTGGACAGAAGAAGATATCGAACTAACAAATGGATGTAAATTA